ATCCTGATGCTGTTTTTCCATATCCAGAAATAATATCTGCTACTTGTCTTTGAGCAGTTTGTGCTTGAGTAGACACATTGCCTAAAACATTACCCATTTCTTTTCCATATACATCATATAAGCTTGATAATGGATTATTATAAGATGCACCACCAAAACCAGTTGTTCCTAAGCCTTGTGACTGACTAATTAAGTTGCTCACCAAACTTCCTTGTTGTCCTGAAATCATTGGGTCATATGTTTTAGTTTCCATACTCCTAAGTAAATCTTGATTTATACTTGAAAACAATTCAGGCCGCAATAAGGATTTATCAGAAATGCCATATCTTTCTCCAAAGTAAGTAGCTCTTTCCTGTCCTGACATCCCTAATAACTGCTCAAGATTAAGGCCATAGTTTCCTGCGAGCATATCTAAAGGACTTTGATAGGGAACATTTCCTCCTTGTTGATATTTTTTAAACATTTACAATTCCTTTCTATTTGTAGCCATAAGCTTTATATAACTGCTGAACACTTTCGCCTTCTTCAGGTTTTGATAAAATCTGAGATATTAAAGGCCCGTGAGTTTGATATTGTTCCATTAATTCTGCAAGATTGTCTTTAGTTGCCCCTTTTTCAAAATCTGGCAATAAAGTTTGAAGTCTTTCTTGAAAATTCATATCACCATAAGCTTTTGTTACATCTTTAAATTCTCCTGGTTTAAAATCTGCAGCTAATTTTTTATAAGCTTCTAAAGCTTCAGGGTTTATTGTTTCATCTATTGCCCAATCTTTTGTTGTATAGTCACTAACACGCTTTAAATCATCGCCTGTATATCCAATACCTTCAGTAACTCCTCCTGAAAATATATCGCCTTTTTCTATTACTTCGTCTATTGTTTGAGGACCTGCAGTTGGGTCAAACTCTTTAACATCGCTTTCAACTCCTTGCATTATTTTACTTTTCATATAACCTTCAATTCCCGCTTTAGCTGGGTCGAAACTTGCTGCTAATTTTTCATATCCTTCTGAAAAGTCCTTACCAAAAGATTCCATAAAAGTACCTGCATACGTCTTTCCCTTTTTTGCTAATTTATTCCATAAATCTTGTTGTTTTTTAGCAGTGAAAGAAGATACAAGAGCCTCTAAAGGTGCTAAGCCTGTCAATTTTGCAAGACCACCTAATACAGCACCTCCGACTCCTATCTCTTTTGATTTGCCTGCAGTTTCTGCTGAACCCTCAGACAAATCATCTCTCACCTTCCTAGAAAAATCAGTTTTTGTATCTTCAGTTCGTTCACCTAACAATTGTTCTTCTACTTGTGTTTTAAAATCTCTTCCTTGTATCAAATTAGTTAAATCTAAACCTGTATAAGCTCCAGCAGAATATGGAACATTACCTCCACTATAATATTTTTTTGTATTTGAATTGTTATTTACCCAGCCCATTAGGTTTTCTCCTCTCTATTTTTGAATATATTTTCACTCTTAAATATAACACATTTTCTTTTCATATACAAATTGCTGTTATCCATATACTGCAAAATCACTTGTTGCTGCAGGTAGTGCTGTTACCTTCATTATAAAATCAGGATATCTGCCTGAAGCATCTCCGCCCCAATTAAGAAACTTGTTAGTTCCACTCGTTTTTGCACCTAACCAATAATTATAAGTAGTTCCTGCGGTTAAGCCTGTTATAGTCCAAAAGTGCTGTATTGTACCGTCATCTGTTTCATCAGGATATTGTGCATTATGTTCATATTGTACTCCAATAGAATTATAAGTTGCATTATCAGATAAACTTAGATATAATATTTTATTACTCGTACTTGAGTTCATAAATATCTGCACCATTACTTCTACTGCACCACTTGGTGGTGCTATAAATCTTACTGTCATATCTGAATGAGGTACTGCATAAGATGTTGTTAAAGTATATGAGGCGTGCCCTGCATCTTCGCCTATACATCTATAGCCAAGTATCATTCCTGCATAAGAACTATTAGCAACACTAAATTCAGTTCCATCAGCAAGCCCTGCTACATGCTTTGTAGCATTAAGTGAAATTCTATCATTAGCTTCATCTAGTGTTAACATTTTATCTCCACCAACATAAACATCTAAAACATCAGCAGATGATTCGGTTATATAGGTATGCCCTAAAGTACTGCTATCAAAATATAATTTCTTTGCTGCATCTATTGTTAATTCAGAATTGTTAATATTTACTGAATTTGTTGCAGCTTCAGTCATATCAACTAAATTTGTTCCACCAACAATAAATCTTAAATTATCAGAAGAAGATTCACTTATATTTGTATGAGTTCCACCATCAAAGTATAAACCATCAGTTGCATTTATAATTGTTTTTTGACTTGCAGGGTCTAAAACCAAATCTCCATCAGGCTGCATTGTTAAATGTCCAGCTGTAGCATCATCATCTATTGTAGATATTGTTGTAGCTCCATGTTGAGATACTTGTATCTTATACAGGTCTCCAGTATCTTGGTCATCATAAATAATAAAAGAAGTATTATCACAATCAAAAAAGAAATGTGAATCACTTCCATCTTTTATTGAAAGTCTCCCGCTATCTGTATTTAATTCAATATTGCCATGAGCATCTAATGTAAAATCACCCTTTTGTTTTGATGTATCAAGCTTTGCATTTCTTATTGCAAGAGAATCAACTTTTAAATTTTCCATCTTTGGTTTATCAAGCTGACTTATATCATTTAATTTATCTGCTACAAACCATCTACCATTATTCTTTATACATAGATAGGCACCCTTACCATTAATATTTGCACATGCAATATCTCCATCCTTTCCAAAATCATTACCAGGAAATGCATTTAATATTTGTACTCTTGATGCTTTTAAATGCTGTAAATTAGCCATTATTTAACTCTTTTAATTCTATATATAATTGACATATCATTAACTTCAAATCCAGAAGGAACATCTGCAGTTCCATAAAATCTTAATTGAAATGAATATATATTATTAATTGCAGAAGAAGGTTTTAAAATTGCAGTCTTCCATGTTGTACTTCCTTCAAGTCCATTGGTTGCATCGTAGTTTGTTCCATCTGGAAAATCTGTAAATGATAAAGCTCCATCAACAGAATATTGTACTTTTACTTTTGAATCTGCAGCTGAACCTCCTGGGTCTGTACATTTATATGTGACATAAACTTTATATATTTTCTTTCTTACAGAAGGTTGACCAAAATCAAAATCTTTCGTTGCAAAAACGATAGGGGAGTCATCACTACCAGGTGTATCTGAATTATTCTGAGGAGCATCATCCCATTTTACAATTCTATAAGAATTTGCAGCTAAATATGAGAACCATATTAAATTTCCATCTTTATCTGTTTGTATATTTGATTTAGAACCACTATTAGCACTTGCTCCAGAATCTGGAAAACGTCTATGTAGAAATGTCCATGATTGTGTAATAAAATTATATAAAAATCCAGTAGGCACACTGCCTGCAGCTAAATTAGACACTCCTCTTGTAACAAGCAATGATTTCTTTTCTCTTATATAACCAATAGATGGAATGCGTTCAGATGTAATACTCCAATAATTATTATCAATAATTGTAGCATCTTCTGTTGGAGCAATTTTTCCATCAATTAAATTTTGAACTTGCTGCCCATTATATATAAAACAACCTTGTTCATTTGCCCAAGCAATTCCCCCTGGGGTTGTTGTTACTTGACATTGTTGGTCAACACCAATATCTTCCAATGTATCTTCTAAAAATTCATAATCACCAGATGTATTTATAATAAAAACTTTCTTCTTTTTAAATTGCAATAATTTGTCTTTAAAATATGCAAGAGCTGTTATTTCATCTCCATCATTAATCGCAACATCAATAAAGTTAATATCAGGTAAAATATTATATTTATTAACTGGAGACACAATCATTCTATCACCTTGTACTTTTCCATTTTGTTTTATATTTCCTACATATAATCTATTATTTGCAATTACTGCAGTTTTATATCTGCATGTTAATCCCCCTCTATCTGAAGACATATATGCTTTACGAAGTAATGTTTCTGCTTCATAAGAACTAATTTGATTAAATGATAACATATCTTCTCTAGGTATTTGCCATGACATTGTATTTTGTGTATTATTTGGTGTGCCAATAGCAGAATATCCAGATGTTGAAGAATGAATTTTTCCTGTTTCATGGTCAATATAAAATTGCATATACCATGTTTCTGAATCATTATCTTTTAAATATATCTTTGTTTTCTTTCTATATTTGTCTTTTGCAAAAGAATTACCCATATATAATGTAACAGTTGGAGCTTGACCAGATGTAATATTACTACTATTATCAGCACCTTCTCCTATTTTGCTATATATTGTTCCTGAGGGAGCTGCGTTTTGATTAAAAATATTTCCTTGTGTTATCCAATTTTCTTCATCAAAAACATTTACGGAAGTTACGCCAATATCAAATTTTCTTCCATCCCAATTATTTCCACTTACGCCTGATGGGTCTCCAAAATCCCAATTAACTCTTACTTCATTTCCATCTGTTAAAGCAATAGCATCTCCTGCTTCTGTATAATTCGGGTCATATGCAATTACTTTTAATGATTGGAATTTAATATATTCCCATCTACTAGGACTATCATATGTATCACCAGAATGAGAATTTTCTCCATTCATTTTATATGAGTATACATCTATCAAGTTACCTGAACCCACAGGATTGTAATGTTCAACTTCAATTTTGATAAAAACATCTTCATTCTTTGCTATTTCTCCTCTTTCAAAAGTAAAAGCTCCTTCTACTGTTTTTTGTCCTTTTCTAAATCTATCCCCATCATATCCTCCTGGCAATTTATCATAATCTTCCCAATTTCCACTTAATCCATAAGCTTGACCGCTTTCAAATGATTCTTTAATTGTAGTTCCATTATCCCAATCCTCTTGTCCAAATACTATTTCTTGAACATGACTTGTTGTTCCTAAATCCATAGTATTATCAATAAATGCTTGAGCATTTGAACTTGATGTTGTTTGTCCACATTTAATTTTAATTTTTGGTCCTGGACTATCATATATTTTTGCATTAGAACTATTTCTAACTGGAGAGCTAAACTTATATATAAATTTAAATTCTACCTTTGCAATATCTCCACCTGAAGATAAAATAGAAGCCATATCATTCGCTGTACTATCATCGCCTTGTATTCTTAAATAAATAGGCATTCTAGCATCATCTCTATGATAACAACCTTTGCTATCAGGGTGTCCTCCATCAGAATCATATAACCAATTTAAATATACATTGCCATCATTTGCATCGCCATATGCATGCCTTATTAAAATCATTTCATTAATTTTATCAGCATCCCAATTAGTTCCAGGTGGTGTAAGCCCGCCCTTATAATCTAAACCATCATTATCTTCGTTAATATATGATATGCCATCAAATATTGTTGGAAAATATTGGCTATCTAATTGCTGTGTTGTTGTTAACATTGGATTTTCACATAAAGGCATATCTTTTACTTCATATTCATGTACAGGATATTTTGACATAACTGTTCTATTGTTAAAAAATAACAACTTATTATTATTTTGATTATCAAAATTAGCATCTGATATTTTTAAAGAACCACCAACATTTGTATATACTGGCTTTGATTTAATACCATTCCATTGAATCAACCCTTTTTCCCATTTATTACTATTATGAGAATATATATTTATATTTGAATACGATGATGCATTCTCATTTAATAAAATTAAATTATCTGGACTATGACTATGCAATCTTATATTATCAAATTCGACTGTACGACTATTTGCATCAGCGGTTGTTCCATCTGTTGCTCCGCTTTGAAATCCTGCTCTACCTCCATATAATCGTAATACCCAATCATCTCTTTCACTAAAGTTATCTTTTAATTTAAACTTCATAGAATACTGAGACCATTTATCAATATTGCCACTATAAGGATTTATTGAACTTGTAAGATTGCTCATAGTTACTAAGTCATTCCATGCTTTAAATACAGTAACTCCATCTAAAGCAGTATTAGTAGAAGCTTTTCCACATGAAAATGCAATACGTATAGTTCTTGTTGAAGCACCAGCATTACTTGGTACATAAAACTTTTCATAATCTGTTATTTTTTTACCACCCATATTAAGATAATCTGTCTTTTGATTTAAAAATTCAAATGTTGTTATTGCTCCTGTACTATGTGCTTCTTTCCATGGAACAATATATTCTGGTAAATTGCTTGTAGTAATATCAATGATAGAATATTCAATTGGATTAGCACTACTTGAATGAACAAAATTTAAATTATACCATTGATTTTCAGGTAATGTTAAATCTTGATATATATAGGAGTCTGGGTCAATTCCTTGAACTGATATATTATCAATAAACCACTGTGTTGTACTTGCATTTTCATAATAAATTCTTAATGCTGCATCAGATGTAGGTGTAATTAAAAAACTTCTTATTGATGTATCTGTGCTTATAGTAAATGCTGCAGTTGCAACTCCTCCTAATTCTACTTTAAAATCGTCCATTGTATCACTAGCGCAATATATACTTGCAGATACTTTATAAGTTCTTCCTGCAATTAATGTAGTCATAAAAGAAGTTCCAAGTTCTGCTCCTTCTTTTGCAGTTCCACTTGTTCCTGTTATTTCAATTCTATCATCAGTAGTTGTATCTTCATCATAATCAGCAAGAGTTGTTGATGGTGAATATTCTACCCAATTAATTGTTCCTGATGCAATAGTTCTATCTACAGCATTTGTTATAATTTCTGTTCCATTATTTGCAGATAATAATCCTCCTCCTGCAGCCATTTGCAATGTATTGCCATTTGCTCCATATTGACTGCTTGTTAAATATGAAGAAGTAATACTTGTTCCTACTCGTGTCCAACTAGTAGGCCCACTATCTGTTCCTCCTGTACCACTTCCATCTTCAAAATCTCCATTAGTTACATAATTATCTTGTACATTGGATGTTGAATTACTTGATGATTCCCATGTATTATTTGAAAATAAATATTGTCCTGTAGTTGTTCCATCTGTAGTACTCGTATTATGTAATGTTACAAAAGGAGTTCTATCGCAATGAGCCCCATCTGCTACATATCCAAAATATTCTCTATTTGACCTTGCAAAAAAAGATAGCACATACCAAACACCAGGTTTAATTGTTAATGATTTTACTGTAACGCCACTATCTGCACTTGCTTTTAATTCAATATAACCCATCTCTGTTGATTGATGGTCTGCAATACTTGTTTTTGTTGTAATTAAATGATGAGTGCCTAAATCGTCATTTGCATTGCCATCAGTATCTGGCCAATCACCAGAACCATCATTATTTGTTATCCAGTCATTATCACTGCTTGTACCAAAACTACTTGATAGCCATCTAAATATTGCATATGTTGTTTCATCATTTGGAGAGCCTGAAAGTGTAGCATCAATTGTTGCTACTTTTGAACTTCCTACATAATCTGTAATTGTTCTTGTCTGCCCTACTCCATTTCCAGAAGTAATAAGTATTGTCCAATTATTAAAATAATCATCATTATCATAATCTGCAGAAGATAAATATGTTGATGCAGCCGCTAATGTAACAGAAGGAGTACCACTTGTATATGCTTGAAGAGTTCCTCTTTCAATACCATCATCAAATGTACCATTAAAATTAGTACTTGTATCAATTGAATAATCAACACCCATTGTATGAAGACCATATCCTATTTGCTGATTTGAATTATCCATATTTAAGTTTGCAATATGGCTTTTTGCACCACCAACTTTTCTTAATACGCCACCTCTATCATCAATAAGATTCCAGTTCTGAGCAAACTCACTATCTTGAATATCACGAGGGTCAGTGGCACAATTAAGGCCACCAACCCAGTTTGTTATCTTTAATACTTGTTTAGCCATTATTTTTTAGGCTTAAACATATTGAACATTGGCTTAATGATAGCATCAAATATGATATCATCTTTTTTACTAGGACTTAGTTTTACTATTTTTTCTATTGTATAGAAACCTACTAAAACCCATTCCCAGTTATTAGCTAACCATTCACTCATACTATTCTCCTTTTTTTCGTTCTAATCTTCTCAAGCGTTTTTCCAATTTCTTAATTGGAGGATGAGAATCTTTTTTCAATATAGCTACATCTTTTTCCAACGTTTCAATATACTTTCCGTATTTTGTTACGGTTCTTTGCAATGATTTCATTTGCTTATCAAGCTCATTTGGCTTAGTTACGTAATCATCTATCTTTTTTAAATCGTGCTTATGTTTAATAGCCTTAATAATTCTTTTAGCTATTAATTTAATTAACCATACTTTCATATTAGAACCTCCAGTTAACTCCAGTACTTATATCATATTCTTCTTTTCCATAATAAGATTGTTGCTTACCCTCAAGAAATACCCCAATATGCTCACTTAGGTTGGTTCCCACGAGAAATCCAACGTCATATTGAACGTCTTCACCTTTAAAAGCTTTATCTGTCAAACCAACAGAAGCTGGAAAAACGTTTACCCAGATATGGGAATAATAATCATCATTACCCATATAGAAATCAAGACCAATTAATATTGATGCTTCGGCCTGCCATTCTGTTATCTTATTATCTTCATTATACATATGCACGACATGTGGATAATGATATTCAAAAAACTCAGCATCACTGCTTGCAACATAATTACCATCAGGGTCTTCCCAATAATAGTTGATACCCTCATAATAATAAATCCAATAACCCTCTTCTGTATCAGGGTCTGTTTCTATCCAAACATAATAATCATCGATAATTCCATTATCATTTAAATCATGCAACGGAATCATATAATCAGTGTAGCCATACTGATATGCTAAATCCCACCAATAACCTTCATAGTTCTCTATAGCAGGATGTCCATATACTGGATGTCCTTTAATTGAACCACCCAGCGTAATATTAAAATTCTTTAATTTCAATCTAAATCTTGTATCTAATGATGTATATTGTAAATCTATACTTTCTTTATTAACATATGACACTTTTGTCGCTAAATACTTATTTGACCATTTAAGCCAATAAGTTTGGTCAATATACTCATGGCCTTGGTTGCGTACAGAACTGGCCGAAAAAAGGTATTCTATGCCCTCTACAGCCCCAAATAAAGCATTATCACTTAGTTCTTCTTCGCTTCCATTATAAAAGGCATCTCTTGATTGGTATGGAAACAATGCAATTTTCCTTAGTCCAAGACTATAAATATAGTCATCATCTACTTGGTTATTTCCACCAATATAAGGTGTGCCCATTGATACAGAGCCATACACAGTTGAGTTGTCAAAAAACCCGCCACAAAGAAAACTAACAGTCGCCACCATATAAGTAATACCTCTAGCCAATTTTGCATACATTAGAACCGCCCTCCACTATTCTTTTCAACCTCTTTTAATCTTTCTTCATAGTCATCTAACTTTTCTGATAAAGCAGACATATTATCGCTTAGTTGTTCTATTGAGTTTTCTAAGCCACTTAAATCTACTTCAGGAATATCGATTTCCTTATTCTTCAATGTATTTAATTCAGCATTAATTGACTGTAAATCATTTTTTATTGATTCTAAATCAGAAGATAAAGGCCTTAAATCAGCTCCTATCTCTTTTAACTCTTCAAATGTTTTGTCATATTCTTCAAGTTTGTAAGTAATAATATCAAGATTGCCAGCATTCTTAATACTTGATATTTCATTTGCTATCATATCATGTTCAAGTCTGCTAGGACTATTACTAGATTTTAATTCATCTATTGCGCTGTCCATTGTAAAATAAATACCGCATCCTGAAACAATTACTGCTCCCATGGTGATTAAAAATTTTAAATCAAAAGTAAACTTGCTACTTTCTCCGATTTCTGTTGGCTTAGCCATAACACTCTCCTCTTTTGCTTCGCTTTCTATTGACATGCTTAATGCTTCTGTTAGTTCATCTAATGTTAAATACTTATCATCAAGCAATATTTTGCCTAATTGCAAATCTTTATTATATAATATTTTTTCCTGAGACTGCTTTTTTAAAGCCTCAGTAAGTTGCTTTTTATTTATATAGCCAAGTTGTAATAATTTATCACCTATTTTCATTATCCCTTAATCATCTCTCCCCATAAACTTGTTCTACCTCTTATTATCTCTACAACCTCTACTTTAAAATCTCCACCTTTGAACCAATCTACTATTGCAAATGCATGATTCCAATTATGTAGATTTCCTTTTAACCACTTGTTTTTTTCTGAGCTCATATTTTTTAAGCATCCTAAACTCCAGGCACTTTGTGTACCACCTAAGCCTGTTTCAGTAAATCTTTGTAAGTCATGTGTATGCCCATACATAATATTTTCTTTATATGCTGCTAAATGTTTTTTAGCATGATGTATAGGAACATAATCTCCATGAGTAAAATTTAACTTTCCTATTTTCAACTTAGAGGTTGATATATATTCCCAGTATTCATAACCTCTTTTATCTAACTTTAGAGCAAGTTCAGTTTTATACTCTGGCAAGTAAGGATGTTTTATTACAAAATTATCTAACCACAACTCGTGATTGCCTTGTATAAAATGTCTTTCTTTGCAACCTACTTTATCTAAAGACTTGTCTATTATATCCATGCCTTTATTAACTAAAGCTACCTCTTTATTTAACATTGGAATTAAAACTTCAAGAGGAGGTTTTTCTCTATTCTTCCAATAATGATTACTAAACATCTCCCATTCGCCTGTATCGCCTAAATCAATATAAGTATCAGGCTTTACTATTTCTATCGCTTTGCATACCACATTTATTGCTTTTTTATCCGCTAGTGGAAAATGCTTATCAGGCGTAACTATAGCTCTTTGAACTATACCCGCTTTATTTTTGACCATGTATTAGTCCTTTATATTTAAAAAACCTAAGATGGAAGAAATAGCAAATGCAAACGTTGTGCCTACTCCCACAATCCATCCGATGGACTTCTCGTTCTTTCTAACACGTCCATTTATTTTTTCTAGTTGCCTAGAATTATCATCAATCATCTTTCTTATATATTCAAGATGAGTTAATACGACTTCTCTATGTTCGTCTTTTTTCATAATTAAATTAAATGATATTTTACTATAACATTTATAGAATGATTTCCATTATCATCATCTTTTCTAAAAGTAGCTAATATAACTTTGCCTGCAGATACACTATTGCTTGAAAGTGTCCATGTTGTTAATTGTGATTTTGTATTTTCTACTTCTACATCAGCGCTAGAAGCTAATACAGCTCCATTTGTTAAAGTTGATGTAGAGTTTGCGGTATAATCATAAGACATTAAATGCATCCTTGTAGTATCAGCAGAACTATTATCTGACCCTTGTAAAGAACGTACAGAATCTATTATTATATTATCTGGAACATACCACATCATAGAAATAATTTGACCTGAATATTGCGTATCTGTATTTGCTGTTGTAAATGATGTATCTGGGTCAGTGCTTGTTCCAATATCTACATCAGCAACTGAAGAAGCCATTGGAGGTCCTGGCTGAAAAGGCATAGCATAATGTATATTATTAGCATAACTTTGCGATATTGTTTCATTTATACCAAAATAAGCATATAAACTATAATTACCAACGCTTACTGAAGTTGTACTCCCATCGGTTGTCCATGATGTTGAATTATATGCCATGCTTTACTCCTATAATTTTGGTACCGCTAATTGTCTTACACCTGTTTTTCTCAAAGGATAGTGTTTCATCATTTTTTCATACATTGCTCTAAAGTATTGAGCTTTTTGTAAATCTCCTATATCTTCAAATAATCTTGATTTTAAATAACAAACAACATATGGATGCATACCAGAATCAAGTCCAATATCTGTTTTTAAATCATCAGTTTGAGCATCAACAGTTTCATATTTTGAATGATACGTAATTCTTAAACCACTTGAAACATCATCTCCTTGATATGAATCATATTTTTCTTTTGTTCTTTCACCTGAAGTTGTTGTTGTATCTTGACATAAAACCGCAACTCTGCTATCATCATTATACCATGCAAAATATATATTTGGATATGTTCTTTTATTTGTTGCCATAATATTCCTATGTTAAAGAATCATCTGCTGATTCTGTATCTTCTCTTAATAATTTATGAGGGTCTGCCAATTTTGGTACCATTACATATCTATCATTAGTATCTTTAATTTCTACTTTTGTAATATCAATCACTGAATCAGTCAATTCATACCATCTTTTATATCCTTCTAAATCAGTAGTAGATGAAGCTGTATAGTTTCTTTTACTTGCTGCAATATCATCTAATGCGTCATTAATTAATTGAAACATATATTTTTCTGACTGTCTACCAAAGGTTCTTTCAATTTGTTCTATAATATTTTTTACTGTCATAATTTAATCCTCTATCCAGGAATAGCTATATCCCCTAATTTTTGCGATTGTTTTGGTGCTGTGCCGCCTGCTAATATTTTTATACCTTTATCGTAATCTTGTTTTAATGTTGCTATAATTGGAGCAAATAACTCAGGGTCTTCTTCAGTAACCATTGCTGATTCTGCTACCTTAATAGCTGTATATAATACAACTAAATATTCAGCTTCATCTGGAAAATTTACAATAGCAGATACTGATGAAACATCAACAGTTGGAAATGAAACATGATGTACTCTAGCAGGTTGATTAGCAGTTGGAGTAGGCTTTACAAATAACTTTGGGTCGCCACCAGTATCACTTTCAATCCAATATATCGGGTCAGTTGCTGTTACAAAATGAATACTTGTAGAATCATCCGCTGAACCAGCAAGAATTGGATTGACTTGTCTACATCCTATATGATAACCAGAGTCAGCATTTTCACGAGTAACATGAAATATTTCACCAGTTGCATCTAAATCCATTGGAGTAGAAGAAGTTAATGAAGTAATTGTAGCACATTCCATTTTTAATTGAGGAGGCAATATATTAATAATTTCTTTTACTGCATCTGTTGCCCAACCATCCATTGCTGTTTGGTCATGCAAACTTGAATCAACATTTACTAAATCCAATATTTGAGTATCAAATGCCATTATCTAGCGTTCCTTTCTGCAATATCTGCATCCATTGTAGTTTGTGAAAACTCTACTTGTGTTTGTCCACTCCAAGTAGTCCTCATATTTATATGGTCAGATACTTTTCCTGATATACCAAATATTTTACCACAACTACATTCTGGTATCTTATTTGGCAAAGCTTCAACTTTTCCTCCACAATTACAATAATATATTCTCATTTACTTATTCATTTTCTTATATTGAGCTAAGGCAGCTGGATTAATAGTATCATCCATTGCCCAGTTTTTATCCATATATGATTTAACTCTTTGATAGTCCTTATCTGAAAAACCTTTTTTCTCTGTTTGTTTTTTATGCTTTCTTTTTTTAGCTGCAGCTCTTCCCTCTTCAGAGAATTGTTCACCAACATAATGTTCACCTGCTTCTTTTTTAAGTTCACGAGAAGTTTTGCCCTCATGCCTTACATCAGAACCTGCTGCTTCATTTATTTTATTTTGCCATTTAGCCCATTCTTTACTACCTTTTTTAGCTTTATCTCTCATTTCATACATAGAAGGCTCTTTTTTCTTTGGAGGTTGATATGAGTCTGAACCTATTTTAAATCCTGTTTCAGTAATACTAGATTTCTTTTTAGTTTCTTTTTTAGGTTCAGCTTTAGGTTCAGTTTTAACTTCTGGTTCAGTTTTTGGTTCAGTTTTTGGTTCAGTTTTTGGTTCAGTTTTAACTTCTGTTTCAGTTTTAACTGGTTCATCTACAACAATTTCTTTTTTATCTGGCGATTGGTCAACGTCAACATAATCACTTATGGTTTCTCTCACTTTCTTTCTCTGTCCTTCTGTTATCCAATCTATCGCATCCATAATGGGGCCTCTTCCTTCTGTCTCTCCCCCTTCTTGATAAATCTTAGCACCAATTTCATTATAAGTAGATACATCTCCAGATTGAGTTCTTCCTCCTGCATCATATGTTGGTATACCTGTTTCTGGTGGTCTACCTTTTTTACTTCCGTATGTTCCTGGTCCTTTTGGCATATTATTATCCTCCTTTTAAGTTAAGTTACTATGGTCTTGTGGTGGTAACATGCCTTTATTGATGAACTCATCAAACACACCCTTGCCATACATTTCTTCTAATTTCTGAACAGCTTCCTTATTAACAACATATTCTCCGCCTTCAGCTTCTTGTATTTCTGCTCCCAATTTAAATTTAACGCCACCTTGAGCATGAGATGGCCCTTCTAACATTCCTTCAAGTTTATTACCTGATTGATGTTTTTTAAAATTTTCTACCTGAGCTAATCTATTCTGCGCTTCCTTTTTTGTTTTATAAGGACCGCCTAGACTCTTCCCCTCGTGAGACATCACGTAATATCCGTCTGATTTCTTGGTAATCATCTTAACCTATATATTTAATATGAAATATAAAATCTAAATCATCAGTAGCAGCCCAAGCAGCTTCTTCCCTCATAACAGCAGAGAAGTAAACACTGGTTGAACCTTCAGCTGCTTTTAATAACATATATGGACTTGGAGTGGCTCCTGCATCAGAATAATGAGCACCAAAACTTGTTAAACTTGAGTTTACTAAACCAACTACTCTATCAGTCCAATCTAATCTTAGACTTCCAATTATATTTGCAGCTTGAATATTATCATCTGTAATATCTACTGCAGAACCAGCTGTTCCTAGATTAGTTTGATTTTCCATAAAAACTAAATCCATATCATGAGCTTCATTATCTTGGTCTAAAGCATAAATGCCTACCAATTCAGAAATGCCTCCCCTTGAAGCTACAGCATTTGGTATTTCTGTTGCATCAAATGCAACATCATTATTTTCCGTTGTTCCTGCAATTACTGTGGGAGTAACTCTTATTATATTTCCTCCTGGGTACATTCCCATTTTTTCTCCTTGTTTAAAAAATTAAAATTATTCAGTAGATTCGGGAGCCACCTTTTATTGATAGCTCCCATAGTTCTACAAAACTATTAATCCTTATTGATTTGGATTATCCTGAGCTAGAAGCAGCGTTTGCAGCTACAGCACATTGAACTGTCCATAATGATGTTCCGTCAGAAACAACTTCAACATACTCTCCTACTATTGCATTACTTGCAACAAAAGTACATTTATCGGCAGCGTCAATTGCGACAGCTGTATTACTTAATTCTAAACCTTTCATAGTATCAGCTGTTCCAGCAACAATATCAACATCATTGCCTCCAGCAGTTCCTACGATAAATTTAGCATTCCATCCTGCGATAGAAGTTGCAGGTAAAGTAATATCATGAGCAGCTGATTGAGAAACAATAAATACTTTTCCTGAATCTGCTTCAGTTAAAGTTTTATCTTCTGCTGCTAATGTAACTACTTTCTTTTTCCAGCTTCCAGTTGCATTACTATTTTCATTTAGATAGTCACTTCTCATTTTACACACCCTCCAAATTAATAAGTGCATGAGTTTCAGGAAGACTTATTTCAAGACCTGCTTCTGTTAGAATCATATCTTTTCTTAAATCTTCATCAGCTTGTTGCACATTAGTTGTTATATGAGTGTCTCTGTTTATACCATTACCAACAAGAGGTCTATAAGCTACATGGTCTAAATCAACTAGAGTCATAAACCCTGATGCCATTCCTCTAAATAAAGGCTCTCTAACAAGAGATATATCGCCATGAACAGTTTCTAACTTAGTTACATTATGACCAAATGCTCCTTTAGATTTTTCATAATTATAAGCTGCACCAGATGAGTTTAATAATGAATAATCAATAAATCCACCATCACCAACTTTATTAAAATGAGAAATAACAGGAAGACTTGCTAAGCATAATTTAGCAGAAGTTCCACCCCTTGCAGGGTCAAAAATAACTTCTAAATCACCTAATAAATCATCATATGACCATTCAGCTGCTGTTACAGATTTAAAATATGCTTTATCATCAGTGTAAGACATTTGTCCACCACCATCAATAGCTTCAACCTGAGTTTGTGAGTTTGCTATAACATGACCTGTAATACCATCAGTATAATTAATACTATTTTGAGTACCTCTCATACCGAAAAGCATTGCTCTTTCAATGTCAATTTTATGTTCTCTTAATTTAAGATTCCATATTCTTTGCCATTCATCAGCATAACCACGATAAACAGTTGCTCTTGATGTATTAGTCATTTCACAAGCTGTTTTAAAGATTTGAGTATATCCATAATCATTATCTAGCTTTTGTGACCAAACATCTGGAGCTCCTGAACCTTCTTCAAACGCTGTACCAATAACAGTACACTTAACATTATCTTGAGCAGATAATGAATCACTTGTTGCATTTGCTATAGTTGTACAAGTTGCACTTGTATCTGCGCTATTCTGACTGAGAGAATTAACTCTAACTTGGCAAAATGCTGGTTGGTTACCATCATCTGCTTCGCCTATTGTTATAACCATTCCTGGTATTAACCAATCAACAGATGCTCCACCTTCAGTGTCGAATAAGATAGTAGTATCACTACCAGCAGCGCTAATAGTTTGAGCTCCTTTAAGTAAAAAAGCTCTATCTGTAATAGATATTTTTGTCCTATCTTCTAAAAATCGAAACTGAGAATCTGATGTTGGCACTTTTCCTACCTTTGATAGATATACGAAAAATGGGGATTCTTCTGGAGCCAAATCTGCTACCCTGTCACTAAAATCGAATAATCGTCTTGTGTGAAAATCAGTATTTGATACACCAGGAGTATTTGTTCCATTTGCCGTCAAACTACCACTTGTATATGTTAACGCCATTTTTTTCTCCTTAGTTTATATTATTATTTACAATACTTTAGCTCGACTACTAGCTTTCATAATGCCATCCCACATAGCTTCTGTGTCAGATTTTCTTTCAGGTTGTTCCCCGCCAAGAACACCCGCTACAGGTGTACCTTGATTCTGACTTATCATACTCATAGGGTCTACATTATTTGCTTGTTGTCCAGCTTCAGTTTGACCAGTCATTGCTTGCCACATTTTAATAGCGCCATCTAAACCATGTTCTGATGTAGGTTTTTTAGCAAAATCCATAAACGAATCAATTTGCTCTTTATTTAAACCTTTTGCAGATAAGTCTTGTTGTAGTTGATTCATACCAACTTGTTCCTGTATTCCAGAAACTTTTTTATCAACTTCACTTGCAATAGCGTTATTAACTGTATCACTCAATTCCTGCTGTCTAAACTGATACGATTTTGATGATGGGTCATTATAGGCTTCCCATGGGTCAAATTCATCCTTATCAAGTTCAATCCGTGGTTGCTCTGGTTGGCCATTACCTTGAACTTCGTTTGTTAATTTCTTAACAAGGTCAGGTCGTGACTCCAAAAACTTACCGACTTTCTCGTACTTTTTTAAAGATTCATTCTCAACATAAAGTTTGTCCTTTTCAGATTGAAAATACTTTGCTTGCGTTTCCCAATCTTTGTTAGAACTCTCATCTTGAGTACCGTTTACATCTTGCCCTACATTGTCATCGGCATAACCAGCTAAATCTTGCTGATTACCGTTATCTAATGCGTTTGTCATTTTTCACCTTTCTGCAATTCCTTTGACTGGTTTTCCATCTTCATTTTTTCAGTCTCAAGGTTAACTGCACTTTTTATTTGGTTAATAGAAACTTGATTTTTAGCTTTAGTATCTGCTTCATAGCCTTTAAGTT